ATGTCATTAAATAATATTTCACCTTTGAGTTTGCGTCCGTCATCGAGGACTTGAACGTCAACAGTATAGTCGTGTGAAAGATTTGCAGACTGGATAGAATCCATGACTGAGTTAACGACATCATCATGTTTAATTATTTTATATTTATCTGTGTGTACACCTAGGATTTGATTAGTATCGGTGCGCATAACAGCCTGTGCCATATTTGGTGGGACTACTATTTCATCACCAAATAGTTTTCTGACTTTGAGATCGTAAGTTTCGACATCAAAATTCCAGTCTTTAATCATTGGTAGTGTTCCGTCCATCGTTATCTCCTATGTTGATGAAAAGTTTTTTATCTTGTATTAATTGCAACAAGTCACGAATGACATCATTGCGACCTAGACTTATTCCAATCTGTTTCATTTTTTCAGAATGATTGCCAGACTCTAAGTCTATGGTATTGTTACGATCCAATATTTCACCATTGAAAAATAACAAATCCGAAATTTTTAAGAATGGTTCTTTCATTATACTGCACCTCCGAAGTAAGCCATCCAATAATACCAGTTGAGCCACTCGATCCCAGTGATGAGGGTGAGTGCATTCGTCCATGCAAATACATAGAGCATGGTGATAATAAATAGTGCGAATCTGATTAACATTGTTACCTCCTGTTGCATGTACTATTATACATATGCGTACACATTATGCAAATAGTATCTGATATTAAAAGCTTTGAGGCGGCTTTCACCGCCTCTTGGCTTGTGGTTAAGACGCGAGGATCGCAGTTGCCGCTTCAAGAACCGCTTGTGCGTTCTTTTCGCGGAATGATCTTGGTGTTGCTTTCCAATCTTCGCCAGTCACTGTCTTGTGGACTTGAAGATCGGACTCATGACGAATCTGCAATTCACCAAGCTCATCTTCCATTGAGTGATAGATGTCGATTCGCTTTGCCAGCTTGGTGTCGACAACCTCAGAGCCAGATGCTTCATGCAATTCAGCAATCTCTGCCTTGAGTTTTGACATTTGCTCAAGCTTCCAGTTCAGTGAGTTCTGGCTGGTGTAGCAAGCGTCACGAGCAATCTGGTTACGAAGATAAGCCATGTTGTCACCTTTATGAAAGTTAACAGCGGTGAGCTTGATCTTGGTGAGTTCAGTTACTCTAGTTGAAGTTACGTTTCTAGTCATTAGGTTCTCCTTTTAGGTTTATGCGGGACTATTCCCGACAGCCTCGATCAATCATGGATATCGGTGAAGCAAAGCCGTGGTTAACGGCTTCGGGATTGCCGTTTCGCCCCAGCCGTCTCGCGCAAGCGCGAGTAATAACCGGCTGGCCTTGGCGAAGCGAGCAATGGCGTGGCTTTGCTTCTCCGATATAGCGACTAGCGGTCATGATAGATCAAAGGATGACGAGGGATATCCGGCATAAACCGCCCAAAAGGAGGTTCTGATTACTAGGAACGTTACGCAAACTTGAGTGACTGATCGAGCCAAGATCAAGATTGCCGCCTTTTAGTATGCCCTTTTATAAGGGGGACAACATGGCTTAGATTCGCCAAGCCAGATTGTAAGTCGCTTGATGCACCAGACAGAATGAGGTGAAGTGCCAGCTTGACGAATGTTAAAGCGAGAGCAGAGTTGCCATTGCTTGAAGCATGTGGCTTTGAGGCCATGGCGATGCCACGCTCAAAGCGATCGGCCTTCTGTCATGAGGTGGAAGTGAGATTCGTGGATTGCAATGCAGTCATGCGGCCGATCTTAAAGGACGCAAGATAGTCACTTGCCAAGTTGGAAACGACACCAAGTCGTTTCGTGCAAAGACCGCTCAAGCGGTCTTGCAGTGGCAAGTCTATCCTTGCGCCTTTACCACACGCTAAGAGGCGATGCAAGTTGCCGCAGAGTGCGTTGACATCGTTGTCAACATGTGCCAAGAAAGGGGGGAATCACAAGGGGGGTTAGCAGTATGAAAGAGCTGGTTCTTACAGATAAACAAACAAAGCTGGTGGATACGCTCGTATCAACTGGTTGCACGATTAGAGAAGCGGCTGAGATGGCAGGGTACGCATCTGGCGAATCAGGAAGAGTAAGTGCTTCCAAGGCGTTACGCCAGCCGCATGTACAGCAATATATGATGCAGAGTGTGCAAGAGGCGTTAGGACTTAACGCTACCGTGGCCGCTAGCAAACTGCTTAACTTAGCCAGAGGGGCTAAGTCAGAGTATGTCCAGCTCGAAGCGAGCAAGGACATCCTCGATCGTGCTGGCTTCAAGCCAGCCGATAAGCAGTTGCATCTGCACAAGGGCGATATCTCTGTGAGTATCGACCTTAGTTAGTAGCCGCGGCATGGGCTTTGCCCAGACGCGACCACATGGTACTGGCGATTACGGCCAGTATGTGGCTCTGCCTAGAGGGTAGGGGGGAGGAAAAAGTGGCGGCTAGTAGCGTGACAGGGACTACCACAAACATTTTTAGTTTAAAAAGCTCTACAAAACGTGTTATAAATATTTTTTACCTGTGAGGTTGATATGTGCATTAGTGGTTTTGGTGGTGGTTCAAAGAGTTCTACTCCTGTAAAGAAAGTTCCGGTTAAGAAGAAGACTCTTATTAAGAAGCAGGGTGGTGATGGAAGAGACAACAGTGTCAGTCCTACTAGCTCTGTAAGCACTGGCACTCAGGGTCTTTCTGGGCGTGACAGCTTTGGCAATATGGAAGGTCGCTCAAGGAATCGTGGCGACGGAATGAGAAGCGGTTATTAATGAAGAGAACTCCGGCATGGCAACGCAAAGAGGGTCAAAACCCAAAGGGTGGATTAAACGCCGCCGGACGTGCTTCGTACAATCAAAAGACAGGGGGCAACTTAAAGGCTCCGGTCAAGAAGACTGCAACAACTCCAGAACAGAAGAGAAGGAAGGGAAGCTTCCTTGTAAGGATGGGATCATCGAGAGGGCCTCTCAAGGATGAGAAGGGTCGGAAGACTCGCCTCAAGTTATCTTTAGAGGCTTGGGGTCATGGTGGTGACAAAGCGTCTGCTGTTTCTAGGGGGCGTAGTTTATTGAAGCGTTATCAAAAGACAAAGGAAAGGAAAGCATAATGAACAAAAAGCCGAAGAAACCTAAAAGCACTTTGCTTAAAAAGACAAGCGGTGCGGCTGAAACAGTACAGATGTTGCCGATGGTTGCAGAATTTGCTTCTAATTATGGTTATCCTGCTATTAGCGCATTAGGTATTGGGGCATTGGCTCACGTTAGGCGCAAGCTTAAAAAGATTGACAAGGAATTTGGAGGAGCAAAATAATGCCTATGGGAAAAGGAACTTATGGTTCAAAGGTAGGCCGCCCACCAAAGAAAGGGTTATTCTCTGGGAAGCAAAAGACATTGCCTGCCGCTTTAAAGAAAAAGATCATTCAATCTAAGAAAGGGAAATCATCATGAAGCCGCCAAAGAAAGTTAAAGGATCGTTACTAAAGAAAACAGGAGGCTCTCGCTCTATTTTGTCTCCGTATGGACGTAACGAATACGTTTCTCAATTTAAGGATATGTTAAGCAAGGGTATGCCAAGAAGAGATGCGGCATCAAGAATTCGTCAAATAATGCAATCTGATGCAGCTTCTGAGCTTGATGAGTTTTTCCGAGGCGATACTCTCGAACAGAAAATGAGCAAATGATGTATCAAAAGCGTGACGGCAAAGTCTATCAAGGGCCTGTTGTTAAGATGCCTGACGGCAGATTGATGACAGGCGAAACCTTTACCTCTCACTCTGAGAGAGTTATTGAGGTTGCAGAGCCAGAAGCCCCAAAGAAGAATTACCCTGCCGAGCGTAGGTCTACCAAGGGCAAGAAGAAGTTAACACCGAGAGTTGAAGATGGCAGTTAACGCGGCTGGAAACTATACCAAACCTGCTATGCGCAAACGCCTTTTTAATAAGGTTAAGCGTGAATCAAAAGGTGGTTCGTCTGGTCAATGGTCAGCAAGGAAAGCACAACGCCTTGCCTTACTTTATAAGAAAGCCGGAGGAGGCTATACATCATGAAACCACCAAAGAAAACAACTGCTCAATCACTTCTTAAAAAAGCATCATCAAGCGGTGATATTAAATCCATGAGCATGGATAGCGGATTTAGATCATGGGCAAGATCAAATGAATTAGCCACTGCTAAAGAGATTGATGGCATGTCAAAGGGTCAGCTCGAAAGTCTTTACATGAAATATTTAAAAGCCAAAGGCATGTAATGAAAGCGTCTCAGAAGTCATTAGTGGCTTGGACAAAGCAGAAGTGGCGCACCAAGTCAGGCAAGCCTAGCACTCAAGGTAGCAAGGCAACTGGTGAGCGTTACTTGCCGGAAGCGGCAATAAAGTCTATGTCTAGTGAAGAGTATGCTAGAACAACTAAAGCAAAGAGGGCGGCATTGCGTAAAGGCAAGCAGTTCAGCAAGCAACCAGAGAGCATTGCTAAGAAGGCCGCAAGATTTAGATGAGTTTCTTACACACAATAAATAAAGAAGAGCGAAACATGCTTCGCACAATAGTGAAGAAGGTACACCTTGTTCACCACCCAGAAGAGTTTTGCACCGATCGAGAAGCCGATAAGATGATTGCTGTTATTGCGCCTGACGTTATTGAACGCATGATTAAATTTGGGGTGGATCACGAAGTTGGCAGACTTTAAGTACAAGCCAGATGGCGAAGTAATCAAAGCCTTTCTAAAAGAAGATTGTTTCTTTCGTGGCATTCGAGGGCCAGTAGGTTCTGGAAAGTCTGTTGGTTGTTGCATAGAAGTGTTCCGCAGAGCATTGCAACAAGAAAAAAACAAGGATGGTATCCGCAGAAGTAGATGGGCAATCATTCGCAATACCAATCCACAGCTTAGAACTACAACTATTAAGACTTGGCTTGACTGGTTTCCCGAAGATCAATGGGGAAAGTTTCATTGGTCAGTTCCTTATACGCATCATATTAAGAAGGCTGATATAGACCTTGAGGTTTTGTTCCTTGCTCTTGATAGGCCAGAAGATGTTAAGAAACTCTTATCTTTGGAACTTACCGGCATCTGGATTAACGAAGCGCGAGAGATTCCTAAAAGTATTATTGACGCCTGCACGATGCGTGTTGGGCGGTTTCCTTCTATGCGTGATGGTGGTCCTAGTTGGACTGGCGTTATTGCCGATACCAACGCCCCTGAGGAAGATCATTGGTGGCCCATTATGGCTGGAGAGGTTCCAATCCCAGATCATATTCCGCGTGAGCAAGCTAAGATGCTGGTTAAACCAGACAACTGGTCTTTCTATACGCAGCCCTCTGGGATGGTGGCGAAGAAGAATGAGGAAGGCGAAGTAGAGGGTTACGTTCCAAACGCTAAGGCTGAGAACACAAAGCATATGTTAAAGTCTTATTACCCTAATTTAATTCAAGGTAAGACAAAAAGTTGGATAGATGTTTATGTAATGAACCAGCTTGGAACCATTCAAGATGGCAAACCTATATACCCAATGTTCGCAGCAGACACGCATGTTGCAAAGGAAGAAATCGCCATTGCCGCTTCGTTGCCCCTTTATGTCGGCTTAGACTTTGGCCTAACCCCCGCCGCCGTGCTAGGGCAAAAGGTAAGGGGAAGGTGGTTAATCCAAGCTGAAGTCGTTGCATTTGATATGGGCATTGTAAGATTTGCTGAGGTGTTAAGACAGGAAATAGCCACAAGGTTTTCAGAATGTTCTGATGTATATATTTACGGCGATCCAGCGGGAGACTTTAGAGCGCAGACTGATGAATCGACTCCTTTTCATATTCTGCGCGGTGCTGGCTTGAAGGCGTTTCCAGCGCCTTCCAACTCTGTTGACCTACGTCTTGAATCAGTCTCCTCCCAGCTGAACAAGATGACTGAAGGTAAGCCAGCATTTTTAATTGATAGGCGCTGCCCACAGCTTATCAAAGGTTTTGAAGGTGGCTATCAATATAAGCGCATGGAGGTATCTGGTGAAAGATATGCTGACAAACCAGATAAAAACATGTATTCGCATATTCATGATGCACTTCAATACCTCTTGTTAGGTGCTGGCGAAGGACGAGCCTTGATGAATAATCAGAAACCGTCTAAGCCTGTAGTAGCTAAAAGAAACTTTGATGTGTTTAACAAAGGGCCACGTACACGCAGATCGGCTGGCGTTTGGTCTAGAATGTAGGAGATAGCTATGTGTTTTGGTGGTGGCCCCTCTAAGGAAGAAAAGCAAGCGGCAGCAGATCAAAGAGTCGAGGCAGATATTGCTAAGAGAGAAGAAGTAGAAAAGCGCGCAAAAAGTAAACGTGAAGATATTAGCGAGGCTTTATCTGCAAGAAC